TGTTCCTAAAGAAAACTGGAAGGATTTAATCTCAGCACTATGTCTTGTGGGGTATCAAGTTTATGCAACCGAAGAGTGCATTACATTTCCATTGGGTAATGAAGATGAAATAAGGGAGAAAGCTGTTGACTGAAAAAAGTACTTATACTTTGGGTGAGTGTAAAATGTGCAAAAAATTGAGAGCCTTAAAAAATGGTTATTGTATTGAATGTGAGAAGTTAAATAAATTAGGTAATATTTTTGATAATCTATCTGATAATCCATTTAATGATTTATTCGGGGGTTCAAAATGAAAAAAATAGTATGGGATTTAGATGGTGTTATTAGAGATTTAATGCATTATATGCGTAATAAACTGGATGCTCCTAATACTAGAATGTGGTATTGGGATGTTAAGGGTAAAGATATTTATGATTTAGTTAAGGAAGATGAATATATGGCTTTAATATATAGCCCACCGACTGAGTATCTTTTTACTGTAATGAAATATATAAAAAAAATAGAAATCTGGTCTAATCAACCTGAAGAATGGCGTTCATTTACAAAAGATTGGTTAGATGTTTATATAGGCGATTATTCAATAAGATATCTTAATACAGAAGAAAAAAGAAAAAGATTAGATAAATATAAAAATATTTGGTTAGTTGAAGATAATCCAAATTTTAAAAATTATAATAGAATTATTTTGATAGATAGGTTGTATAATCAAAAAGTTAAATGTGATATTAGAATTAAAGCTATACATGAATTAGAACATATTTTAAAAACATGGGGAGAAAATAAACTTGCGAAAATTTAAAACCGGCGCTACTCGTGACACCACAAAAAATAAACCTGATTATGAAGGATTTTTAAGTCCTTTAGTTATTGAACGTTATGGTAAGTATATGCATAAACATAGAGAGCAGGCTGATGGTAAGTTAAGAGATTCTGATAATTGGCAGAAAGGAATGCCTAAAGATTGTTATATAAAATCAGGATTTAGACATTTTATGGATTTATGGAAAGAGCATAGAAAGATTACAACTAAAGATGGAATAGAAGAAGCTCTTTGTGCTTTATTATTTAATATTATGGGCTACTTACATGAACATTTAAAAGTTGGCAGTAATGAAAAAACAAAAAAAATTATTAAAATTATTAAATGAACTTTCACAACCCTTAGATTATCTTGCTTGGAAATTTAGGTTAAATTCTGAGCATAAAGAAGATACGATTCAGGAATTAAAATTAATGATTATTAAAGATTATAAAAGAAATAAAGAAAGTAGAACAAAAAAAGTTGGTTGGTGGTTCTTACGTTGTAAATGGCATCTATTAAATAGATTAAAAAAGCATATGAAGAATCCTTTAGCTAATTCAATTTCCATAGATTCTTTTTTCTCAAAGGAATCAGAAGATTAGTTCTATGGAAATAATAAAATATTTAACTATCCCATACGAGAAAATTGGGTTGAACTTACATTTAATTGATTTAAAAAATAGGTTAACAGGTAGACAGTTTATTATATTAGAAATGAAACTTAAAAATTATAAAAATATTGACATAGCCAAAAAAATAAAAATGTGTCCAGCTACCATAACAAAAGAATTATATAAAATCAAAATAATAGTTAGGGAATATGTTAAACAAACTGATAATTAAACGAAGAGATTCAGTACAAGAGTATATTTTACGTGGATATTCCCAAGCCAAAATTGCTGAGATTTTAAAGGTTCATCCACAGACAGTTTATAATGATGTAAAAAAATTAAATACACGTTATGCGAAATATATATCAAAAAATCCAGATTATCTAAAAAATAAATTAGATAAAATTTTAAGATTTATTGATGAACTAAATCATTTAAAAACAGAATATTGGAAGTTACGTGATAAAGCGGGTGAAGAAATTACAGTTGCAGGAAAAGATGGAAAACAATTAACTATCCCACGAGGTTCACTAGATGACGAAAGAAAAGCATTAGATAGTATTGTTAAATTAATTTCTGAAGAAGCAAAGATTCTACAATTAACTGGGAAAGAAGATAAATTTTTGCAACAAAACTTTATTCATGTGGATAAAATTAATGCAAAAATAACTCCGTTAATTGAATTTTTTGTTCAAATTATTTATAAATTTGTTCCACTAGAGGCACAACAAAATGCTTTTATAGAATTAAAAACTTATAAGGAAGAAGATGAAGACGATAAATAAAATATGGGGAAGAGAAGAATGGTTAGTAAATAATGAATTATATTGTGCTAAGTATTTATATATTAATCCTGGTTTTCAAACATCAATTCATTTTCATAAAGAAAAAGATGAAACATTTATAGTTATTAGTGGGTTTTTAGATTTATTAGTAGGATTCCAAAACATTTATTTAACACAAGGAGGTGATACATGTCGCGTTAAGCCAATACAATCCCACCAGCTTAGAAATAACACTGTTAGTGAATTAAAAGTTTTAGAAGTAAGTACACCACATAAAGATTCTGACTGTTACAGAATCAAAAAAGGAGGAGAAGTAAAATGAGTAAATATGAAGAATACGTTAAAGAAGTAGAAAAACTAGAAGGTAAAGATAAATTCTTTGCTACTCTTTTATTGGATATTCGTTATGTGTTAAATAGTATAGATAAACAAATGAAGGGGAAAACTCAGGTCAAAAAACCTGAATAATAAAAGAATAGTTAATAAAAACAAAACATAAGAAATTTTTCTTTATTAATACATATGAACTTAAATGAGTTAATAAAAACAACTATTTCAGAGACTGTAGCTAATACACTGCAAGGAGATACTGTTTGGGAAGAATTTCCAGTATCTCCTACAGTTTTCTTTAGTGATTGGTTAAAGCCGGCATTATCTATTCCTCAATTAGATGTTCTTGATAATTTATTTAAAGGTAAAGAATGGAGTAAAGAATACTTAGAATATTTATTATTTTGGGGAGAAGGTGGAGGAAAAGATTTTACATGCGCGCGCATTTTAATTTATACAGCTTATTTTTTAATGTGCTTAAGGAATCCCCAAAAATATTTAAATTTTACTGAAAGTGAACCTATTGATTTAGTTAACATATCTGTTAATGGTGCTCATTCAAAGAATGTTTTCTTTAATAGATTCACTACAGCATTGAAATCAGTTAAAAATCCAGCTACTGGTAAAAATTGGTTTGAGGAGAAGGGAATGGATTTGAGGGACTTGAAAGATATACAAGTGTCAAAAGTTAATTTTAAAAAAAATATTACCGCGTATAGTTTAAATAGTGTTAAATATTCGGGTGAAGGTAAGAATATATTGTTAGCAATATTTGATGAGATTGCAGAATTTAAACCACATAAAGCAAAAGAAATTTATGATAACTTATGGTTTACCGCAATAACAAGATGGGGTAGTAAAGAAGGAAGTACATTTAGAATTATTTTAATTTCTTATTTAAGACATGAACACGATTATATGAATTATAGATGGGAACAATCAAAGACAGAAAAGAAAATTTATCGAAGTAAAAAGACGACTTGGGAAGTTAGACCTGGTAAAACAAAAGAAGATTATAAGGAAGCGTATGATAAAAATCCAGAAGAGGCAACAAGAAGATTAGAAAATATATTAATGAAGGGAGCAGGTAATTCATTTTTTGTTTATAGGGAAAAAATTAAAGAAGGAATTAATAAAAATAGAATGTCTCCATTTGTAGGACATCCTTTAAAGACTGAAGATTTAAATGATTTAGTTTTATTTCCACATTTTAAACCATTTAAAACAAAAGAAATTTATGACCTTGAAATAAAAACAGGCTTATCAGAAATGGAAGATAAACTTTTAACAGATTTAAAAAATCAACATAGCGATGCTTTATATTTTGCTCATATAGATTTAGCAAAAGGAAAACAACATGGGGATGCTGTTGGGTTTGGATTAGGACATCTATATAAAAAAAATATGCAATTAGAAGATGCACCTTATCATGTTTTTATAGATATTATGATGCAATTACGTTCTAAAGAAGGGGAAGTTGATTTTGAGAGAATTAGAGATTTTATATTTAAACTTGTTGATTTAGGATTTCCTTTTGGGCAAATATCTTTAGATGGTTATCAATCTGTGGATTTTCAACAGTGCATAAACAAAAAGGGAATTAAATGTGAACAACTATCAGTTGATAGAACTGATGAAGCATACCAAACTTTAAAAGAAAGAATTTATAATAAAACAATAGATTATTATGACTATCCCGTTTTTATAAGAGAATGTGAGGAATTAATTAAAGTAGATAATAAAGTAGACCATCCAGAGATTTCATTAAGAAGAAGCATTGAAGAAGGAACTGATAGGGGTTCAAAAGATGTAAGTGATACCGTTGCAGCTCTTACTAAAAGTGCGTTAGATTATGTTGGTAATGAAGTTCCTAGTGATTGGGTTGGGGAAAGTTTTTAAAAGGAGAAAAAATGTGGAAATTTTTAAAAGGAAAAAAAGGTATTGAGAAAGGCAATGGTGAGAAGATTCCAATGGTTAATAAAAATAAAGTTATAAAATCTTCAAGGGGTATAATAGAGGAGTCTACCGTTTATGGGGTTGGATATGGCGAGAGCTATGTGGATAAAATATTTCAATTATCTGGATTAACTAATGCAAAAATATGGGAATGTTATTGGAAAAATGCTTGGGTAAGAGCTTGTACTGATAAAATAATTAAAGAAGTTTGTAAATACAAAATAATTATTAAAGCTAAAGAAAGTTCTGATGATAAAAAGGATAATAAAAAAATAGAAGAAAAAATTAATGAAATTCAAGCTCTTTTAGATAATCCTAATCCAAAGGTAGAGTCTTTTAATGCAATTAGAAGAAAATATTTAAGAGATATATTAATTTATGATGCAGGAGCTTTAGAAATAGTTAAAGCAAGTCAAGAATCTAAACAATTAAAGGTTAAATTAAAAGTTGCAGTTGAAAAATTAACTATGTTAACACTTAAATCAAAACAAAAAAACCAAAAAGATTTAAGCGAATCTATTAAAATAAATAATAAAACAATAAACGATATAAAAGCAAAAATTATAAAAGCCGAAGTAGAAGAAAATAAAAATCCAGCAAAACCTAAAGAACTTTATGATATAGCGGGACAAGATATAAAAGTAAATGTAGATAAACATGGAAATTTTAAAACAGATTCAGCATATAAATTATTGTTTAATGGAGTTAAAGTAGCAGATTTTCAATCAGATGAATTAATTTATTTTGTTGCAAACCCCATAGCAGGTAGTGTATACGGGTTGTCCCCAATAGAATCTGTTTATAATACTATTATTGCTGATAACCAAGCAGCTATTTTAAATAGAAGAAGACTAGAAAATGATGGAATGATTTCAGGAGTGTTATCTTTTCCCGGTATGGCAGAAAAGAAATTAAAAAGAAATATGCTGTTTTGGAAAGCACAAGCAAAAAATAAAGCTGGCAGATTTGTGGTAACTTCAAATAAAGATGTTTCATTTACTAAGTTAACGGAAAGCCCAGAAGAAATGCAATTCATGGAATATCAAAGATGGATACTAAATAAAATAATGGCAGTATACGGGATGCAACCAATAGTATTAGGCATTATAGATGTAGGTACAGGAAAGTTAAATTCAGAAGAACAAAGGAGACAATTTACATCCGATGCAATTATTCCTTTATTAACTTTAGAGTCTCATCATTTAACAGAAGTTTTAATTAGACAAGGATTTGGGTATGATGATATAGAAATAAGTTATGAAAAACCTAAACAAGAATTAACTTTATCCGAAGTATCAAAAATATTAAATGATATTGGTAAGTTGGGAATAATATCAATTAATGAAGCAAGAGAAATGTTAGGTTATTCTAAATTAGAAGAAGGTGGAGATGCTTTACTTGTTCCTTCACAATTAAGAGAATTAAGAGAAACAATTGAAAGAGATGGTAGAAAAGCTAAACTTGATGATATTAAAGAAAGAATTGATTCAATACTTATTGATATAACTAAACCTTCTGAAGTAATAACAGAAGAATAAAAAATGTTTAAAGTAAAGCAATTTATTTCAGTTATTAAAATAGATAATATACTAGATTCTTATCGTGACAAATTAGAATTTCCAATTAATAGAGATTGGTTTAAAAAAGTTATTTGTAAACAGAAAGAGCGGTTAATAAATAATTCAGAAGTAATTAATAACACAATAAATATTATTGACGATATTATTAGAGAAGCTGTTGAAATAGCTATAACAGTTTTATTAGAACAAGTTTCTGCACAACTATCCTACAAAGAAAAATCCTTTAATATGAAAAAGAAATTAGATTCATTTGATGTAATCAAATTTGATAGAATTTTTAGAGAAGAAATGACAGCAATGAATGTTATGAATCATCCTAGATTATGGTCGGTTATGGGAGTTAGTTATGGGCAAGGAATGGAAAGAGGATTATCTGATTTAGGAAAATCTCCTGAACAACTACCTTGGCATGAATTTAGAGAAACTAAAGCTTACCAACAAAAACTTTGGGGAACATTAAAACATATTACTAATGGCTTAAGTGATAGGGTAAGAGGAGTAGTTGCTGTCGGAGTTGCTGATGGATTAAGTCCATATATGATAGCAAGAAGATTAAGAGACATTAAATTAGGACCTAAAAAAGTATTTGTTAATCCTAAAATAGTTGATGAGGTACAAGTTAGAAAAGGATATTCTTATATAATATCAGATAAGCGATATGCTGAAATGATAGCAAGAACAGAATCAGCAAGAGCATTAACAGAGGGTAGAGTAGGTGCTTATAGAAGAGGAGGAATTAAACAAGTTCAGTGGCTCAGTGCAGGTGATGATAGAGTTTGTATTTTGGAAGGAACAGCAAAAGTATTAACAAAAAAAGGAATAAAGAATATTAAAGATATTAAAATTGGAGAATCTGTTTTAACACATGAAGATAGATATAGAAAAGTATTAAAAACTTGGCATAGAAAAACAAATGAAGAAGTTATGAAGATAACTTTAAAAGGGAAACTTGAAAGTTCTTCTATTACTGTTACATTAAATCATAGTTTTTTTGTCTTGAGAGATAATGAAGAAACTTGGGTACAAGCTAAGGATTTATTATTAACGGATAAGATATTTTATTTTGCTAGAAAATGTCCTTTATGTAATAATTTAATGCCTATTGGAAATAAGTTTTGTTCATTATCTTGTGCTTCTAAAGTAGGCAACCAAAGAAGATGGTCAGACCCAAAGCAACATAAAGAACAATCTAAAAGAAATAAAAAGAATAAAAGTTGGATAAAAGCAAGAGAAGGATTTGATAAAAAAAGATTAGATAATCCCAATTGGTGGAAGTTGATATGTAAAAGAATGGGGATAACTAAAAAAGAACATTTTAAAAATGATATTGATTTTCGTAATAAAAGAGTTAAATTAAATCAGAAAACAGCTAAATATCCGAATCATCCTTTTAATTTAATAAATAAAGATATAAAAAGAAAAACAGAAGTTTTAAAAAAAGCTCATAAAACATTAGGAAAGAATCATTTAGGAAGAACTTGGATAGAAAAAAAGGTAGCTTGGTGGTTAAAAAAAATAAATATCTCATTTATTTCTACTAAATATTTTAAATTTGACAAAAAAAGAAGATGGGTAGATTTTTATTTACCCGATTATAATTTAATTATTGAAGTTGATGGTGAATATTGGCATAGTAAAAAAGATGTTATTCTATTAGATAAACAAAAAGATATTGAAGCTAAAAAATATGGATTTAATACATTACGTTTATCAGGAAAAGATATTAGAAATAATTTTGATAAAATTACGAAACAAATTAATCAAGCAATATATAATGGTTGTTTCATCCCTATTAAAATTAAGAAGCTTAAAAGTTGGAAATTAAAGAAAAATCAACCAGTATATAATTTGACGGTTGAAGATGATAATAGTTATGTAGTTAATTATATGGTAGTTCATAATTGTGATTTATGTATGGATTTAGACGGAAGAATCTTTCCAATTAATGCAGCACCGATGGTTCCTTTGCATATTTCCTGTAGATGTGATAAGGTGTCAGCTGGATTAACTGAACCAGTTAAAGTTCAAGAAGTTACAGAAGGGGAAAAAATATATGCTAATTCATTTACAAAAGATTATACAAAGAATTCAGCTTTATTAAAATCAGATTTGACTACTTTTAAAACAGATTATAGAGCGTTGACAACTATTCAAAGAAAACAATTTTTAAGACAAACTTTAAATCAATATAATTCAGTAGGGATAGTTCCAAAAGTAGCTCATTCAAATTTAGATGATATTGGAATGATGGTACTACAATCTAAAAAACTTGAATTGTTGCAAGCAAGACAAAAGGCATTTTTAAAATTGGGAATGGGTGAAAAGAAATCATTGTTGTTTATAGGAGATAAGAAAGTAAAAGTTTTAAATAATTTTATATCGTCAAATGGTAAATCAATTATTAACGAGATAACAAGAGTATCAAAATATAATACTGACCTTGGGGGTTTAACTTTTTCAGCTAAACGGTCTATTAATTTATTCCAAAAAGGCAAATCTTTAAATGTTATTTATATGCCTAAATCAAAAGTTATTTTCCCTCAATTTGGGAGTGAAATGTATTATGGGAATATTAAAGGACACAATTTAATTCATGAAATTGGACATACCATATATAATAATAAAAATATTTTGGATTTAAAAATTAACGGAACAAGTTTATATAAGATAGCAAATTATACTGGAACAAAATTTCCAACAGTATATGCGTCTTCAAATCCCAGTGAAGCTTTCTCCGAATTTATTGCTTCTAAATATTCAGGTACATACAAATTAGATTCTGGGACGATTAATTTTTTAGATAAATTAGAAGATAAACTATTATTAAAATAATATATAATATAAATATAAGTAATGAAAAGTAAAATACAATTAGATACTTTAGAATTAATAGTTACATCAAAAGAAAATAGGGTAGAGTCTTTTAGTGGTGATGAAACTATAGAGACATTAGTAAAAGATTATTTTGATAAACCCATTGATGTTGTTACATCTGGTAAGGAAGATAAAAAATTAGGAATGAATTCTTCAAAATCAAAAACCTTAAACCCAGGTGATAAAGATTATATAATGGCAGCATTGATAGAGATTAGAAATGATTTAGATTTAAGAACTGAACACAACATTAAGGAGATTAAAAATGAAAAAGAAATGTCCTAATTGTCAATCTAAAAATTGTATTTACATCAGTGGGGGAATGTATCGTTGTATCAAATGTGGAACAACTACCCCTGTAACTAAAAAGAATGGCTTTTTCAAGCGCATTGTAACAAAAATATGCAAAACAAATTAGTATTACTTATTGATGGCAACTGGTTATTATTTAGGTCGTATTTTTCAACGTTATCTTGGTTCAATGATAAAACAAAAAATGGAATTTGGCAATTTAAAAAAACATTATCTTCATTAAGTAACAATTTAAAATTAACAACAGATAAATTCTTTATCTTTTTTGATTCAAAAGGTGGTTCATTTAGAAATAAATTAACTCTTGATTACAAAGCAACAAGACCAAAAATAGACCCAAATTTATTATCACAATTAATAGAAATGCCAAAAGAACTTAAAAGAATGAATATCCGTAATTACAAGAAAGAAGGATTGGAAGCTGATGATTTAGTTGGCATTGCTGCTGAAAAATTAAAAACAAGAGTTGATTTAGTTTTAATGGCAACAGTTGATAAAGATTATTGTCAATTAATAGATGATAATGTAAAATTATATATGCCAATAAAAAATGTTTGGAAAACACTTGGAAGAGAATACGTTAAAGAAAGATATGGAATTACACCAGAACAATTTGCTGATTTCTTAGCTTTGGTAGGTGATAAGGCTGATAATATTATTAAGGTAATTCCAAAGATGGGTGAGAAGACAGCATCTAAATTATTAAATGAATTCGGAAGTATAGAAGAAATAGTAAAACAACCAAATTATAAATGCTATAAAGAAAAATTATTCTTTAATTTACAACTCACAAAAATTAGAAGAAAATGAACGATTTAAAATCAGAAGGCGTATTCAGTTTTAAAAATGACCCCCGAAATAGACAAGTTGGGAAAGGCGGCAAGGTTTCATATCGTTGGTCGGGTAAAGCTCTAAAAAAGATTTCTGAAAATTTAGGAAAAATATTTCCGAATAGACCAAAAATTAAATGTGACGTTTGTAAAAAAATTGTAAAAACTTATACAACGATATATCATAACAACGGAACAACAACTACAACTTGTAGTGATTGTAAAAAATAAAAAATTATGAATCTTACTTATTGTGATATTTGTGGCCACCCAATCAATGGTGAAACCTTTCTTTTTTCTATGGTTAGCTTATCTAAATTAGAGGAATATAAAAAAGAAATAAATATACAAGATAGTTTTTATTTTATGGGTAAGGTGAGCACTGAACAAAAGAAACTTAAAATACCATTTATTGAAAGAAAAGAAGTTTGTTTAACTTGTAAGAAAATAATAGATACAATTTTTGAAGGAAGAAGAAAAGAAGCACTAAAAATTTTAAAAAGTTTAAACAGGAGCATAAGTAAAGCAAATGAAAACAATAAATAAGAAAAAACGTCCAGATGTATTATCAGGTAAAACTCATAAAGTGAAAACACAATGTGGAAATTTTTATCTTACCCAAAATTTTGATGATGGTGAGCTTTATGAAATAAAAATGGATATGGGAAAATCTGGTAATTGCCAGAAAGGTATGCTTAGTGCAATGAGTATTCTTTATTCAATCCTTTTACAAGCAAAGGTTAATAAAGAAATATTAACTAAAACAATTAAAAGACATTTATTAGGAGTTAGTTGTGGTCAAGAGTTTTATACTAATGGTGAAAAACATACAAGCTGCTTGGATTGGGCAGCAAAACAAATTTTAAAAGAATTAAAGAAAGAAATAAAAATAGAAAAGAAAGAAGAGAAAGAGGCAAATTTAAAGGAGAAAGAAAATGAATAAAATATATAAACAAGGTAAATTATGTGGGGATAAAGTAAAGTATCCTGACGGCATTGGATGCAGTGTTTGGTACACACTAATGGGAAGTGGAGAAGATGAAGTAACTGGACTTTGCTTTGACTTCTCTCATGATGATATAGATGATTTAATCGAGCTATTACAAAAATTAAAAAAAGCAAAAGCTGATAAATATGAGTAGAATAACCCTAACTTGTAGATGTGGTAAAAAAATTGAAACAGACTCATTTTATCAATTTGATTGTCCTTATTGTGGTATTACATATATAATGATAAAAACGGGTGATTACGATGAAGATTATACTTGGGTAGTAAAGGAGAAATTAGGTGAACAATGAGAGAGATTAAGTTCAGAGCTTGGGATAGAGTATTAAAAACAATGTGTAATGTTCAAACAATTAGGTTTGCTGATATGACTATTTCTTTTATATCAAAGGGATGTTCTCAACCAAACAGAACTTTAGATAGCGTTGAACTTATGCAATACACAGGGCTAAAAGACAAGAATGGTAAAGGGGAAGAAATATATGTAGGCGATTTATTGAAAGACCCACAAGGTAATATCGGAGAGGTATTTTATCTAGCTCCTAGTTTTGCTATTAGGTGGAAAAGGAGAGATGGTTCTTGGGATACTGATTGTTGCTTTGGCTATGGAGAAATCATCGGCACCGCTATGGAGAACAAAGAACTATTGGAGGGGAAGTGATAGGTGACGAACTCTTACTCAAACCAATCCACAAGCGAAAAACCAAAAGTTTGCTCCCACTCATCATGCTAACTTATTATCACAAGAAAATGATAGTAGCAATTGGTGGACAAAGTGGAACAGGTAAAACTGAAATATCACATTTATTACAAAAATCACTTTGGGATAAACATAAAATAAGAAGTTGTATAATATCAATAGATGACTATTACAAGACCATGTGGAATGATAGGAACAAAGTGAGAGCTAAAGGTGGAATGAATTCAGTAGGCATGTGCGAAATAGATTGGAAAAAATTGGATATTATAATCAAAAGATTCCATAGCAAAGATAAATACTTATCAATACAACGCATTCATAAATTCACCAACACATTAGAAAAGGTTATAGTTGATAATAGTGCAATAGATATATTAATCATTGAGGGTATATACGCATGCCATTTGTCAGATGCGACTGTCAAAGTATTTCTTGATGGGTCAATAGATGATACCAAATCATTCAGAGTTGAACGAGGTAAAGAAAAATTGACTAAATTTCGGTCAATGGTATTACGTAAAGAAGCTAAAGAAGTGGCACTAACCAAAAAGAACGTTGACATAATCATCAAAAAATAATATATAATATAAATATGGACAAAATTAAACAAAATATTTTAATGTGTGAGAAGGCTGAGGAGATACAGAAAGATTGGGTTTCGACTAAAGGTGATTGGTATTATGCTGAAGGAGGAGAAGTTAATTCTAAGGGAGCTTATGGAAATGTAATTTATGAGAATGAATCACAAGTGAAGGATGGTAGGATATTCTTATATGGTAACAATTACGGAGACGGATATAAGCATCCAAATGACATGGAGTACTCTAAGCGTGTTTGGCTCCCTACTCAAGCCCAGTTGCAGAGGATAGTATTTGATAAATCAAAAGATGTTAATGCTACTGGTTTGATTGATAGGTTCAATGACGCTTTAGAGATGTGGGCAGAAATGGGCTATTGTGCTGACAAGAAAGTAGACCCCGCTGATTGGTCTATGGAACAACTCTGGTTAGCATTTGTGATGAAGGAGAAATATAATAAAACTTGGAATGGTTCTGATTGGGTGAAGAAATGAAAGACTATCACAAATTAAGTAAAGATATCGC